GCTCTGCGCAAGGTGGCCCCGGCGACCGGAGCCGCCTACGCCGCCGCCTGGTCCTACCGATCGCAGGTCAGCTCACGGCAGATCAGCGCGGTCTGCTCGGCCGCCATCGCCGGGCTCGCGGTCGCCCGCAAGGTCCTGCCCGCGTCGGGCACGGCGGCCAGCGCCACCTACAGCCGGGCATCAGCCGTGCACGTGGGCCGGGCCGCGGGTGTCGCGTCGGCCGCGGCAGCTAGCCGGGCGCAGGCTGCCCGCGTCGCCGTGGTCACCGGCCGCGGCGTGCTCGCGGTCACGGCCACCGCGACGGCACGCAAGTCCGCACCCGCCGCAGGGCGCGCGTACGTGCTCGCCCTGCCCTTGCATGCCGAGCCGCAGGAGAGCGCTGACCTGGTGGGCAAGCTGTCCGCCTCCGACCAGCCCCGAGCCCACCTGACCGCCGGCGCAGCGCCGACGGCTTTCCTGTCCTCGGCATCGGCGTCCGCAGTCCTCACCGGAGGTGATGAGTGAGCGCATACGGCATCGGCGCAGTCGTGCGCCTGTCCACCTCGGTACGCGACAGCGCACGCGTCCTGACGACCCCGTCGGCCATCCAGGTGACCGTGCAACTGCCGGACGGCACCACCGCAGGCCCGTTCACGCCCGTCAACGACGACGTCGGCCTGTACCACTACGACTACCTCACCGCGGTGGCCGGGCGGCACATCGCCCGCTGGGCCACCACGGCGCCGACCTCCAACGACGAGGAACCGTTCGACGTCGCCGCCATGTGGGCGGAGGCGGGCATCTTCTCCCTCGCGGCGGCCAAGAAGCAGCTCAACATCGACCTCGACGACACCGACGACGACGAGGAGATCTCGGACTTCCTCCGGTCGGTGACCGCGATATGCGAGCGGTACGTGGGCGCGCTCGTCCGCTCGACACAGGTCGAGGAACACCGCGGCGGGCACGCGTTCGTGCTGGCCCGCCCGCCGGTGCTGTCGCTCACGTTGGTCACCGCGGCCGGCTCCGGGGCGGTCGATCTGAACGTGTCAGACCTGCACCTCGACGGCCAGGCAGGCATCGTCCGGCGCCTGGACGGCGGCTGGATGAACGGCCCCGTACAGGTGGCGTACGTGCCGGGTCGGACCGACATCCCGCCGAACGTCTCCCAAGCAGGAAAGATCATCCTTCAGCACATGTGGGAGACCCAGCGCGGCACCATGGGCGGGGTCCGCACCGGCGGCTCAGACGAGGTCTGGGACCCGCGGTTCTCGTTCACCATCCCCCGCCGCGCGCTCGAACTGCTCGGCGAGACCTACCCGGGGTTCGCATGACGACGACCTCGCGGGTACCGGCCGTCATCGATGCGCTGGTCGACTTCTTCGAGGCCGCCCCGGCTCTTGCCGACGTGCGCGTCATCGACGGGCCGATCGTCACCAGCTCCCCGCTCAAGGAGGCCGTGTACGTCGGGTACGACGGCGACCCGGACGGCGAGGGGCAAGCCGCGGAGTCCGCCCAGGAGTGGGCGGGCATCGGCCAGAAGGCGCGGAAGGAAACGGTCACCGTGACGTGCGCCGTGGTGGTGTGGCACGGCAGCACGAAGATCCGCCCCGTCAGGGTGCGGGCGTACGAGGTGCTGGCCGCAGTCGAGGAGTCGCTGCGCACGGACCCGTCACTCGGACTGCCGCCGCCGACGGTGGCCGCCTGGGCGTCCGGCTCCCTCACGCAAACACAGAGCCAGAACGGATGCGAGTGCCGCATCCCGTTCCAGGTCGCAGTCAACACACGGATCTAGGAGGAACACCCGTGGCGAGGTTCAAGAACGTCTCCGGCGAGGATCGCCGCGTCGGCCACGCCGACGGGCCGCTCGTCGAGGCCGGAACCATCACCGCAGTGCCGGGGGACGTGACCGGCCAGTCGGACGACGCCTACATCGTCGGCGACGGCGATGAGGCGAGGGCGTGGCCCAAGGCGACGTGGGAGATGGTCCCCGAGCCCAAGAGCAGCACCGGGAAGGGTGAGTAGCCATGGCGACCGGAACAGGTCTTGACGCCCAACTCGGGTTCGCCGCCGAAAGCACGGTGGGAACGGCCGTGACCGTGACGAAGTTCGTCGAGTTCAACAGCGAGGGCCTGGCGTGGAAGCCGTCTTTCGTCGAGCCCGCCGGCTTGCGCGTCGGCAGGAAGTTCAAGCGCGCCAGCCGCCTGGTCCAGAGCCGCAAGACGGTCGAGGGCGGCGTCGAACTGGAGTGGCCGACGAAGGGCGCCGGCACGCTCGTGGCGCACGCGCTCGGCTCGGCCGGTGTGCCGGTGCAGATCGCGGCTACCACCGCGTACAAGCAGATCCACGTCCCCGGCGGCCTGGTGGGCAAGGGGCTGACCGTCCAGGTCGGCAGGCCGGAGCCGAGCGGCACGGTGAGGGCCCACACCTACACCGGGTGCAAGGTCACCAGCTGGGAATTCAAGCTCTCCAGCGACGGCACCCTTGTGCTCGCCCTGGAGTTCGACGGCTGGGACGAGTCCACCGCGACCGCCCTGGCCACCGCGAGCTTCCCCGCCGGCGTGGAGGTGTTCTCCTTCCAGCAGGCCGTGTTGAAGTTGGGCGGCACCCCGAGCACCGCATCCGGCGAGATGAGCGTCTCAGGCGGCACTGCGGTGTCCACGATCGTCACCGAGATCAGCATCAAGGGCGACAATCCGCTCGCGGTGGAGCGGTACGGCATCGGCCAGACCGGCGTGAAGAAGGAGCAGCTCGAAAACGACTTCCCCACGCTCACGGGCAGCCTGAGCGCCGAGTTCAACCGTACTGAGCTGTACGACCTGCTGAAGAACAACACCACCGTGGCGGTGGAGCTCACCCTGACCGGCGCGCTGATCGCGTCCGGCAACAACTACCTGATTTCGTTCATCCTGCCCGCCTGCAAGATCAAGGAGGCGGCGCCGTCGGTCGAGGGCCCGGACATCGTGCAGATGACCACGAGCTTTGAAGGCTACGACAACGAAGTGGATGCCCCCATCCAAATCAAGATCGTGTCTACGGACACGACCCTGTAGTGGTTGACGTCCGCATCACCGGCGCCGAGCAACTCGGCGGCCTGGCAAAGCGGCTGAAGGACGCCGGCCCGGACGGCAAGAAGCTCCGCAAAGAGCTGCTGAAGGCGATCAGGACCGGGGCCAAGCCTGCGCTGGCCGCCACACGCAAGACGGTCAAGACGATCCCGGTCACCGGGGCGCGCGGCGGAGGACGCAAGGCCCGCGCAGGGCACCAGTTCGACCGCTCCCGCGGCGATGAAGAGACGCGGCGGGCCCGTGCCAAGCGGGGCGCGGGCCTGCGGGACACGGTGGCCCGGTCGCTGCGGCTGACCGTGAAGACCGGCAGCAGGGCGCCGCGCGTCCGCATCGAGGTCGACGCCAGCAAGATGCCGGAGGATCAGCGATCGCTGCCCCGGCACCTCGACAACCCCGAGGGCTGGCGTCACCCCACTTTCGGCAACGACCCGTGGGTGGCCCAGAAGGGTCGGCCCTGGTTCGAGGTCACGATCCGCAAGCACCTGCCCGCGCTGCGGGCTCACATCCTCAAGGCGATGGACGACATCGCCGACCAGATCGAAGGGTAGGCGCGCATGGCTGCGCAGAAGGTCACCTACAAGGGCGAGGTCTACGAGGTCGATCTGACCCGGCTCCCCCTGCACGAAGGGATCGCGATCCAGAAGGCGACCGGGTTCGGCGCGCTCGCGCTTGGCGACGCCCTCAAGAAGGGCGATTTCATCGCCATGGCCGGGTACGCGTGGCTGGTCCTGCATTTCAAGATGGGCCGCAAGGACATCACCTACGACGACATCTGCGACGGCACCTACCCCGTGGACTTTCAGAACGACTTCGCGTTCGAGGCGGACGAGACGCCGGACCCTCCTTCCGCCGGAGAATCTCCGGCGAAGATCTCGAAGCTAAGCGCCTGACGTACCTGCCCGCGCTGGCCTACCACTTCGGCCTGCACCCGTGGGATGTGGACCGGCTGACCGTCACCGAGTTCGAGCTGTTCTGCAGGAATGCCGACCAACTGAATAAGCCGCCCGGCTAGATCCCGATCGGGGAGGTGCTCATGGCCTCCTCGATGGCGTTCGACATTTTCGCCCGCGACCATGCGTCCAAGACCTTTGACGAGGTCGGCGACTCGGCGAAGCGCCTGGAGCGGCGTCTCGACGGCGTCGGAGACTCCGGCGGGAAACTGCGCGGCGACCTCGACGGGGTCGGCAAGTCGCTGTCCGGGTTCGGCGGGCATCTCAGCGGGATCGGCGACAGGCTCGGCGGCATCGGTGGGCAGGTCTCCGGGCTGGCCGGTCATCTCTCGGCTCTGGCTGGGCCGCTGACTGCTGTGAGCAGCAGCGTGGCCAGTCTCGGTGTGTCCCTCGTCGGCGGCGCCGCCAAGCTTGGCGCGCTGGCCGGGGCTGCGGCGTCGGCCAGCTCCAGCGTGGGAGGGCTCGTCGTCGCGCTTGCCCCGGCGGCTGGCGCGCTGGCCGCGCTGCCGGCCGCTGCGGTGCTCGGCGGCGCAGCGCTCGGCACGCTCAAGCTGGCGATGACCGGAGTGGGCGACGCCTTCAAGGCGGCCTTGTCGGGCGACGTGGATGTCTTCCTCAAGGGCATCGAGGACCTCAGCGGCTCGGCCGGTGAGGTCGCCTACGAGCTGTTCCAGATGAGCAACTCCTTCACAGTCCTGAAGGACGTTGCCCAGGACAACTTTTTCGCCCCGATGGTCGGCCAGCTGCACAGCCTGACCCCGCTGCTGGACGCCCTGCGTGTGGGCATCGGCCAGACAGCGAGCGATCTCGGCCGGTTCGCGTCCGAGATCCTCGCTGTCGGTGAGACCGCGTCCGCGATCGCCCTGGTCCGCAACAGCTTCGAGACGCTGCACCAGATCATGTCCGACATCCAGTCGGGCACGCTGCGCGACCTGCTCGCCTCGATGGCGTATTTCGCCAACTCGACGCTGCCGGCGTTCGACGGGCTCGGCTCAGCCCTCAACCGGCTTGCGGAGAGGTTCAGTCTCTTCCTCACAACCGCAGCCGCTTCGGGCACCGCGCTGCAGTGGGTGGAGAACGCGAAGGATGTCTTCCAGCAGCTCGGCGCGATCCTGGCCGACCTGGGCGGGGTCGTGGGCGCGGTGTTCCGCGCCATGCAGACGGCGACCGGGGACACGCTCGGCGCGCTCGGCGCGCTCCTGGACGGCTTGCACGCGTTCGTGGACTCCGCTCGCGGTCAGGAGACCCTGGTCGCGGTCTTCACCGCCCTGTCGCAGGTGTCCGCCGCGTTCCTACCGGTGATCACGGCGGTGGCCGGCGCGATCGGCGAGCTCGCCCCCGGCGTCGCGACGCTGGCGCAGGCGGTCGGACCCGTGCTCACCACCGCGATCCAGGCCCTGGCGCCCGCGCTGGCCGCGCTGGTGCCTGGTATCACCGCCGTCATCGAAGGCATCCAGTCCGGCGTACAAGTCCTCGGCCCGGCGCTGCTGCCGCTCGGCCAGGCCATCACGGACGCGTTCTCGAAGATCGCGCCCCTGATAGCCGAGCTGGGCCCGGCGATCGTTGCGCTGCTGCCCGGGGTGACGGCTTTCCTCGGCGGGTTCTCCGCCGGGCTGGCCGCCCTCAAGCCGCTACTCGAACCTCTGGGCGGTGCGCTGGCGGAACTGCTGGGCGCGTTCGGCAGCGCCCTGGCCGCGATCATCCCCCAACTGGCCAAGGTCGCCCTGGCGCTGGCACCCGCACTGACAACCGCGGTCTCCGCTCTCGGTCCGGCGCTGGCCGCGATCGGTCCCGGGCTGGCCAAGGGACTCACCGCGATCGGCGGAGCGTTCGAGGCCATCGGACCCGCCCTTGAGCCGCTCGGCGGCGCGATCGGCGACATCCTGGCCGAGCTCGGTGGAGCCCTGGCGCTGATCATCCCGCAGATTGCGAAGATCGCTCTTGCTCTCGCGCCTGCGCTGGCGTCCGCCCTCAAGGCGCTCGGCCCCGCGCTCGCGGAGCTGGGCCCCGGCCTGGTCGCCATAGCGGTGAACCTCGCTCAGGCGTTCGCCAGTCCCGAGATGCAGCGTGGACTGCTGCAACTCGGCAAGGGCATCGCCGACGTGCTGATCGCCGCGGCGCCGCTGCTGCCGGTGATCGGTCAATTGGCCGGGATCCTGGCGCAGGTCCTCGGCGGCGCGCTGACCAACCTCGGCGTCCTTCTGGGCCCCATCATCACCGCTCTAGGGCAAGCGCTCGAACCGGCCCTGCGGTCGATCTCCGACGCGCTGGACCTGATGATTCCGCTGATGGAGCCGGTCTACAAGGCGTTCGGCGACATCGGGGCGGCGCTGCTCACCACGTTGCTGCCGCCGCTGCTCGACCTCATTCCCGTCATGATCAATTCGCTGATCCCGGCATTCGCCGACCTGGCCACGCAGCTGCAGCCGTTGATCCCGCTACTGGCCGACCTGGCAGTCAAGGTCATCAACGACATCCTGCCCGCCTTTATCCCGTTGCTGCCCCAACTCACGGAGATGAGCGTCGCGTTCGCGCGGATGGGTCTCGTGCTCGCGGAACTGGTCGCGGACGCGGCCCCGTTCATCGAACGCCTGATTCAGATTTTCCAGTACCTGTACGACCGCCTCGTAGGCCACTCGATCATCCCCGACTTGATCAACGGGATGACGCAGTGGTTCCGCGACGGCGTGGAATGGATCAAGGGGATTGTCGCCTGGTTCGGTGAGCTGCCAGGCATGATGGCCGGCTGGCTCGGCGCGGTCGCCGACCTGGTGGAGAGCCGATGGAGCCTGATCAAGAACTTCATCGGCGCGAGGATCGACGAAATCCGGACCAGGATCTCCGAGGTGCTCGACTCGATCCGGGAACGGTGGGACGCGGTCTGGACCGGGCTGAACAACTTCCTGTCCGCCAGGCTCAGCGACATGAAGAACGCCGTCAGCGGCGGAGTGGACGGTGTTCTCGGCTACTTCCGGGACCTTCCCGGGAAGATTCTCGGGGCGCTCGGCAACCTCGGATCCCTGCTGTGGGACTCCGGCCGGTCGCTCATCCAGGGCCTGATCGATGGCTTGTACAGCATGCTGCAGTCCGCGTACAACGCGGCAGCCGACATCTTGGGGCAGATCAGGAATTTGTTCCCCTTCTCACCCGCCCGCGAGGGCCCGTTCTCCGGGAAGGGGTGGACGCTCTTCTCTGGGCAGTCGATGGCGGAAGGGCTGGCCAAGGGCCTGCTCAGCGGGCAGGCATTGGTGGGCAAGGCCGCCGATGCGCTCATGGGGTCGGCAGCTATGTCGCTGGCACCGTCGGCCGCCGGTGGCGGCATGTCGCTCACCCCGCAGACCGGCCTGACGATCAACCTGTATTTCTCCGGTCAGCCGCTGGCCAGCCGTGACGAGATCTCCCGCTTGGTCATCAGTGCGCTGAACGAGGCCAAGGGGCGCGGCTTCAACCTGGGGGCGGTGGGCGCATGACGGTGATGCCGGACCGGTGGTGCGAGATCGCGTTCACCAAAGACGCAAGCGGGTACGCGCTGTGGCGCGATGTGTCCGACTACGTCGAGTGGGACCAAGGCGTCCGCATTTCGCGCCGCCGCTCCCACGAGCTCGACGAGGTACAGCCCGGCACGCTCGCCCTGGTCCTGAACAACGCCGACGGCAGATTCACGGCGGGCCGGGCGTCGAGCCCGTACTACCCGAACGTGACGTTGAACCGGCCGATCCGGGTCCGGGCGCGCTGGCCGCTCAGCGTCAACATGCTGCTGGAGAAGCAGGGCAAAGCGTCCGACGTCGCCCTGTTCTCTGCGTCGCAGGGCTCCCTGGCGCTGGAGGCGAGCATCGTCCCGGCTGGGCAGACCACCAGCATCCGGTGGAGTCCCGGCACGCTGGCGAGCACCGGCCAGAACGTCCGGCCCGGCCCGGACCCTGTCACAGCCACCGACCAGGCCGTGAGCGTGGTCGAGGGCCGCACGTACGCGTTCTCTGCACAGGTACGGCGCGACGCGTCCGTCGCAGTGTCGGTGTCGGCGAGGATCCGCTGGTACGACGCCAGCGGGGCGTTCCTGTCGCAAACGGCGGGCTCGACGGTGGCGCTATCGACGTCGTTCCAGGCGTTGACATGCACGGGTGCCGCGGTGGCCGGCGCGGTGTGGGCGCGGGTGACGATCGCCAACACGACCACCACGGCGTCCGCGGTCATCATCTACTCGGGCGCGCTCCAGTTCGAGCAGGCAGCGGCGCCCACCTCATGGACGAGCCCAGGCGTCGAGTACCGGCGCTTCACGGGCTTCATCGGCAGGTGGCCGCATGCCTGGACCAACGGCGTGCTGGGCAAGGCCGACATCACCGCCACCGACCGGCAGAAACTGCTGTCGCGCGACAAGATCCGGCAGGCGATCTCTGAGGAAGTCCTCGCCACCGGCCCTGTCATGTACTACCCGCTCACCGAATCCCAAGGATCGCTGACCGCCGGCAACCAGGCCGCCACCGCGCAGCCCGACCTGTCCATCGGCGTAGCCGGCGCCGGTGGACAGGTCGCGTTCGGCACGGCGGGAGGCCCAGACATCTCGACCGGTGTGCTGCTCACCCCGCTGTCCATCAACAACGGGAACTTTCTCGTCACCACCCTGACCACGCCGCTTGGCGGCGGGACCGCGGTCAGCCTGGCCGTGTGGGTGAACTTCCTGACGGCCCCGGTGACGACGCAGAACAGGGTCATCTTCGTCGACAACGGGTTCGACACCGTCCACATGCGGATCAACTACCAGCCGAGCACCAACGGCCTGAGCCTGGGCGTGCGCGCTCCAGGCGGGTCCGTAGCCGGATCCGCCACCGTCAACTTGGACGACAACGCCCTGCACCTGCTCGTGGCCACGGCGACGTTCGTTGGCGGCACGATGCAGCTGCGTGTCTACGTCGACGGCACCATGGTCATCAACACCTCGCCCGCGCTTTCCGGCGGCACCTGGCCGACGCTGTCGCGCGTGCGGATCGGCGGCCTGCCGATCGGCGCGCTTGACCCGGCCGAGCTCATGGGCGGCTTCGTCAGCCACATCGCCGGATGGAACAGCACGCTGACGCAGCCTCAGGCGCAGACCCTGAGCGACGCCCGCGGCGGGTACGCCGGCGACCTGTCCGGGGCGCGGGCGGCCCGGATCGCCTCCTGGGCCGGTGTGACGAGGACAGCGTTCGACGTCGGCGCGTCGCTCCTGGACCGGCATCCCGGCGGGGAGATGAGCCCGCTGGCAGCGTTCAAACAGATCGCCTTCTCCGAAGCGGGGCTGTTCTTCATCTCCGGCGACGACGTCGCGGTGTTCCACGGCCGTAACCGGCGGCAACTCGGCACGCCCGTCACCATGACGTTCACCGCCGACCAGCTCGGCCCTGACCTGCAGTTCGTCATGGACGACCAATTGCTGATCAACGACGTATCCGTGAGCCGGTCGGGCCAGACGGTCACCCGGGTCATCGACCAGGACAGCATCGCCGAAAACGAGAACAGCACCTACGCCGCCTCCATCGACACGCTGCTGTACTCCGACACCGAAGCCCTGGACCGGGCTTCGTACACGCTGAGCACCTACGGCCACCCGCAGCCGCGGGCCGGCGCCATCTCGGTCGATGCGCATTCGCTCGGCACGGTGTGGGCACAGATGCTCGGCTCAGAGATCGGGCAGCGCGTCTCCATCACCGGCCTGCCCTCCGAGTCGCCGGCTACAAGCCTGGACTTGTGGTGCGAGGGCATCGCCGATGTCATCAGCGACGCCACCTGGACATTCCAGCTCGACACTTCGCCGGTCCGGGCGACGCCGGTGTTCATCCTCGACGACCCCGTATACGGCACGCTGGACAACAACAATCTGGGCTGGTGACATGGCCGTACGCGCACGCCTGCGTTTCCTTGAGCAGTGCATCCCGGCCGCGAGGCCGCTGACGAATTGGCAGGCGTACTGGGAGTTCGCCGACTCGCGCCGGGCAGTCTCCCACCAGGGCCCAGTGCCGCGACCGACCGGCGACAACCCAGACCTGCTGGCGCATGCGCACGTGGATGACGGCCGGTGGATCGCCGACTGCCCGTGGGGCTGCGGCGCGGCCTTCAACCTGCCGCCGAGCGCGGACTGGATGTGGTGCACCGAATGCGCCGGAGGCGGCCTCGGGCTGACTGCGGCGCTCGTGTGGCCGGACAACATGGACAAGTTGACCACCAACCTCGAATCGTTGCCGTCGATGCTGCAGATGTGGCCCTGCCAGACATGCACTCCACGGCTGGGCGCGGCCCCGCTGTGCGACTCCTGCCGCGGCATGCAGGGCGAGGAGGTCTAAATGGCGACCGTCCCGAGCCCGCGAACCTGGACCGTAGGCGAGTTGCTGACGGCCAGCAAAATGAACACCGACCTCAGGAATGGGCTGAACTTCCTGCTGTCGGGCAAGCCGGTGGCGTCGCTGACGAAGACCGCCAACCAGTCCATCCCGAACAACGCCTTCACCACGGTCACCTGGAACTCGGAGCTGATCGACCGGGACGCCGGCCACGACAACTCCACCAACAACAGCAGGTACACCGCGCAGACAGCCGGGTGGTATCGCGTCATCGCCCACCTGTCCTGGAACGCCAACTTCACGGCGAAGATCCGTCAGACTTCGGTACTCAGGAGCGCTGCTCAGACGTTCTTTCTGTCCGCAGGGTTCGGCGATGCCGACGGCAACTTCGCAAGTAGCACCAGCGCGGGCCTCATCTTCCTGTCGGTGAGCGACTACCTCGAAGTGCAGGGGATGCAGGCATCAGGCGGAGCACTAGACATCGTCCCGACCCATTCGCGGTTCGAACTGGAGTGGACCAGCTCGTAGCCAGCATCCGGGCGGGCATCGGCCGAGGAGCTCGCGGCCGGCAGGTCAGCTGAGCGCCCATTCGCCCTTCTGATCAGCGAACCCGGAATTGAGCGCGAACTGGAACTTGGCCAGCTTCGCCCCCTCCGGTACCTCGAACACGATCACGCCCTTCCGACTGTCGCCAGTGTTGATCGTCGCCGTGCCGCCGAACGACTGTCCCTCCTGCACGTCGTGGAAAGTGGACCGGAACTGCTGGCCCTCACCATCGATCAGCATCGCGCCGTTCGTCGGAGAGTCGCTGTACACAGCCTGACCCGCGTTCTCCAACGCGATCTCCAACGCGACGAACTTGTTCCCCGCCTTCGGCTTCGAGAAGTCCTGAGCCGGCGTGGCAGGATTCACCACTTTGGCCACCGTGACCTTCATCTTCAGCCCGGGGTCAATCCCCTGGAGAGTGATGGAGCCTCCCACAGAGGCAGTGGACGGCTCTTGCTTGGCGGGTTCCTTGGCCGGCGCGCTCGTGGCGGGCTCACTCGAGGGGACGGCAAAGGTCGTGTCCGCTTCGGTGACCACCGCATCCTTTCCGGTGTCGGCCATCACGAGCACGACGGCGGTGCAGCCGGCCATGAGGAGCAGCGGGATCCCGATCGCGAGCAGCAGGATAATCCCGGTGTTGCGGCGTGGTGGGGGTGGCGGCGGGCCGGTGGGCGGTTGGTACCCGTACCCGTATCCCGGTGGCTGCTGGGGGCCGCTGTGTCCGTAGGGCTGCTGTGGTGGCTGCTGGCCGTACGGCCCTTGCGGTTGGGACGGGTAACCCATGGCGCGACTCCAGAGGTGGGTGAGGGGCGTTGTGGGACGTTCCAAGCATGCGCCGGGTTTACCTAGATCACGTGTCCGGATGCGGACACTTCACCGACCCTGAGGAGTGCCGTGACGATGCCTGCCGATGAGCCGACTCTCGGTGAAGTCGCACGCACTCTCAATCGATTCGTGGAAGACACCCAACGACGCTTCTCCGAGCTCAACGCCACCATCGGCATCCTGGTCACCCGCGACCTGTACGAGGCGCACCGCACCGCCCTGCTGGAGGACATCGCCCAGCTGCGCGAGGAGTTGAAGACCGACCGGGACCGCAAGGCCGCCGACCGCCGCATGGTCGTCGGCTCTCTCATCGCGGCTGGCCTCTCCCTCATCGTCACCATCGTCGCCGCCGCGCTAGTCCTGGCGCTGGGGCTCAAGTAGGAGTACCGATGCCGTACCTCACCCAGCTGGCCGACGTCGCCCGGCGCACCGGCCACCCCGTCACGGAGGTCTCAGGCTGGAAGACCCGCGGCCATGGCCCGCAGCCCTCCGTCGAGGGCATCGTCATCCACCACACAGCGGGCCCAGCCAGGGGCGGCGACTATCCCTCGCTCGCCGTGGTGCGCGACGGCCGCCCCGGGCTCGACGGGCCGCTCAGCCAGTTCGGCCTGGGCCGCTCCGGCCGGATCTACGTCATCGCCGCAGGCAGGGCTTGGCACAACGCGCCGAGCACCAGCCCACATCACATGAACAGCGCGAGCCTCGGCATCGAGGCGGAGAACAGCGGCAGCCAGCCCTGGCCCGCCGTCCAGCTCGACGCCTACCGCAAGCTGTGCGCGGAGCTCTGCCGGGAGTTCGGCCTTTCTGCGTCCCGGGTGAAGGCGCACCGCGAGGTCAACCGGCAGAAGCCGGATCCGCACTCGATCGACATGAGCGACTTCCGCGCCGACGTCGGGCGCCTGATCCGGGATGGCGGCGCAGGGTCGTCGGCACCCGCCTGGCCCGGCCGCGTCTTCACCTATCCGCCGCAGGTGACCGGGAGCGACGTCTACGCGTGGCAGGCGCGGATGCGTGACCGCGGCTGGGACCTCATCCCGGACGGCGCCTTTGGGCCCCGTTCCAAAGCGGTGTGCGAGGCGTTCCAGCGGGAGTGCCTCGCCGAGGGCCTCGCGATCGGACCGGCGGACGGGATCGTCGGCCGGCGCACGTGGGCCGCGGCCTGGGAAAAGCCAGTCATCTGATCTTCCCGGTTCCAAGAATTCAACCCCGAGGAGGGGCCACATGAAGGACTCAACGAAGCGCACCATCAGGACCGTCCTGCAGGCGGCCGTCGGCTTCGCCGTGGCGCTACCCGGCATCGTCGCCGCGGCTGGCATCCCCGACACGCTGCCGTGGGTCGTGGGCGGCCTGGCCGTCGCCGGCGGCTTCGCCCGCGTCATGGCACTTGCCAGCGTCCAGCAGCTGCTCGCCCGGGTCGGGCTGAGCACGGAGGTGCCGCCGCAGTAGACCACGGCGTGAGGGCCGTGCTGGGCCCGCCGCTCCCTTCGGGGAGCGGCGGGCCGTTTTTATCGTGCCGGGAGGGCCCGGCGCGCCGCGTGGATCAGGTTGTGGGCGTCGGCGCCGTACACCGCAGACTCCTGCAGAGTGCGCCAGGTGCGCAGGTGGGTGGCCACGCTGGCTTCATCGTCGATCCAGAGCTCTGCGTGCCAGGTCTCCACGATGACCTGACGATCGTCGTAGATCCAGAAGGCCGTGGCCGGAGGAATCTTGAGGGGCGCAGACAGCGGGATGATTCCGAGCCGAACGGTGTCCATGCCGATGATCCCCGTGATGCGGTCAAGCTGGGCGGCGAGCACCGACGGCGGGCAGATCAGGGCTCGAAGGGCGGCCTCCCACATGATGAGATGGAAGCACTTGGAGGCGTCGTACAGCGCCTCCTGGCGCCTCATACGGGACCGTACAGCCTCTTCCACATCGCGCGGCGACCGCTGAAGCTCGGCGTATCTGGCGAAGATGGCGCGGGCATAGTCGGGCGTCTGCAGGATCCCAAAGACCATGGACGACTCCCAGCCCCGGAAGAGCGAGGCATCGGCGTGCGCGCTCAGGTGCGCGTCCTGGACCGGCTTGTGGCCCGCAGCGAGCTGCCGGCGCCATGAACGGATGTGGGACTCGAAACCCCTGAGCCTGGCCAGCAACTCGTCATACGCCTCGGGATGGCCGGTCGCGTCCGCCCACTTCCGCAGATCATCCGGGGTTGGAGTCTGTCGGCCGTTCTCCAGCTTGCTGACCTTGGACTTGTTCCAACCGTGTCGTGCGGCAATCTGCGTACCGGTGAGTCGGCCCCCGGGGGCTGAGAGCCGAAGCTCGCGCAGGCGCGCTCCGAGCGCTTCCCGCGCTTGCTGATAGTCCGTGCTCACCGGTACGCACCTTCTCTACTCCTTCGCGGTGAGCTGTGCCGCGAACTCCTCGTACGGGATGGCGTGGTGCATCGCCGCATCACGCGCCATGGAGTATCGCAGTACCGCTGAGGGTTCTGTGATCAGTTCCACGCTCACCAGGTTGTCGGCGTCGTCGAAGTTGAGCAGCGCGACCAGGCGCGAGTCGAACAGCCAGAAGTCTTCAGCGGGCAGGTTGAGCCGCTCGGCGTCCGAGCGCCAGAGATTGGAGATCTTCTCGCCGACGGCGCTGTTGCGGCGTGCATTGTCGAGCAGGTAGAGCTGCCCGGGGGTGGGTGGGTCGTCAGCGATGCGGACGCGCTCGAACCGCTTCCCAAGGGCGGCCTGTTCGCGCCGTTCGGCACACCATTCTGCGTCGATGCCTTCCCAGTGCACAGGTTCGCCGCGGGTGAACTGGGCGTAGGTGTCCGTGAGCTCGTCGGAGGCGTAGCGGCGCCGCGTCTCCAGGCGCCAGGCCGTGTGCTCGAACTGTGTGAAGAGCCGATCGAACTTGTCCAGGGCGATGATGTCGGGCACGCGAGTGGTCTCCTTCGGGCCGAAGTCCACGAGTAGTTCGCGGGGAACCACGATGGGGGTATCACCCGCGCTCAGGTGACGTAGCTGGGCGATGTCCTCACGGTCGTTGAGTGACGGTCCGTGAACGATGATCTCCCCTGAGTCGAGATCTTCGTGGATCGCAGGGCACCCATTGACGCCGGAGTTCGTGCCGTTGAAGCGCAGACGTCGCGCCATAGCCTTTCCCTTCGCTGGGGGACTGCTCTCTCAGACTCCATCAAGGCTGAGGTCTCCATCTACGAGGCTCCGTTCACCTATAGGAGGAACATCGCGAAACACCGACCTGACGTCAAGCAACTTCGAGAAACCGTAGGGACGAGACCGAGCACGTCCTGGCTACCGTCCGGGGCATGGACAGTCACGGGTCCGTCCCCCCCATGCGAGCGCCCGCCCAGGTATCGGCCGCAGGCGCCACTACGAGCAGGCCGGTCGGCGCTGACGCCGTGACTCGGCGTCGGCCGGCCATCGAGATCCCCGAGTTCTACGGGATCGAGCGGATGCCCGACGGCACCTGGAGCGCATTCCACGAGTGCGGCCAGGAGGTCACCGCGCCCAGCTACCGAAACCTGGAGTACGTCACGGGCCCCGCGGTGCGCATCGCCCATGAGTGGCGGACGTGCACCCGATGAGCGGCTGCCCGTCCTGGTGCACATCGCCCCATGACGAACGCGAGCCGCGGCACCTCGCCGAGATGCGCGCTGTGACCTTGACGCCGGCCAGGGACGAGCGGCACGTGCCGATGATGTTTCTGGACCTGAGGCTGGCCCCAGGCGACGACAAGCCCGTCATCCATCTCGACCGCGACGAAACGCCCGTGGCGCGTCTGGAACCCAGCGAGGCGCTCGACTTGGCCTGGTCGCTGATCCTGCTGGCCTGCATGGCGGGCGAGCCATGAGCGTTCCCAAGGACCGGCGCGGCGGCGTCCGTTACCAGGCGTCCGCCGCCGCGCCGCTGCGCGATCGGATCGCGCGGCAGCGGCACCACGACCCGGCGACCGCCCCGGGCCGTGGTGCCGCATTCAAGCGCCCTCGGTGGGCGGTCCGGACGGGGGAGCCGCGATGACGCCGGAAGAGGTCGCCGCCTACTACGACATCCCGGAGAACGCCCGCTCGATGTGTGACCTGCTGATGCGCGCCCACCCGGGCTGGACGGTGCGACGGCTCGGCTGTGACCAGACGTTCACGCCCGTGCCCGTGTGGGTCGCCCGCCACGACACCTGGCCGGCCAGCGAGCCATCGCTGGTCTACACCAACGCTGGACTGCTCAACCACGCCATGACCACGACTGACGCGGACTGGTGATCCCATGAGCTACACCAAGGTCCCGTACGTCATCGCCTACGCCAACGAGCTCGTGGAGGATCCGATCGGGTTCGAGTGGTACGCGGGCAAGCAGCGCCTCTCCTACCTGCACCCGCGGCCCAGCGACTGGGTGCAGCCGCCCCCGCCGTGGCGGGCCAGCACCAGCCGGATCCTGCGAGCCCGCGTTCGGGACCTGCGCGACAAGCCCGCCCGGCGCGGGTCGGAGCGGATGCGGAAGCTGAACGCCCGGCGGCAGTGGCGGTGCATGGACCGGCTGCTGTGCCAGGTGTGCGGCGGCCCGGCGACCGATCCCGAGTCGGGCCGGATTCCGTGGCTGGTGGCCTCGACCGTGTTCGAGGCTACGGGCGGGGATTCCGGCCGGACCAACGCGCCGCCGTGCTGCTGGGCCTGTATCCCGAAGGCGATGGAGGAGTGCAAGTTCCGCGAGGACTTCACCCTCTACACCGTGGCCAGCACCACGAGCGCGGGCGTCCTGGCTGATGTGTACGCGCCGGGCGTCGCCGGGTCGGGCTTTCTCACCGATCACAACGCGTTCGTGAGTTGGGCCTGGCCCGAGTTCCATCCGCGAGCTCTGGCTGTGGCCCAGGTGATCGAGCTGCACGGCATGAAACCGCTGACCTAGACGGCCCAGCGTCCGCCGCCTTCTTCGGCGGACGCTGGGCGCAAGAACCCTCCGAGCGTGGGCCGTTCGCCGATTCGGCTGCCTGCACCTTGGAGGGCAGCGGTCCCGCCCCGCCTCTTGCTCGGGGGTGGTAGCCCGAGTTCGTGGGCGGGGCCGCGCACAGGACAGCCCGGCTCCCGCTTTCCGCGTACTCGGAAGGTCAACGATCGCGGGAGCCGGGCCCAAGCCGTCCCCGTCCGTCACCTGAAGAAGTGGAGGGGTGCCGGGCGGGGACGCGTGCGCCGCCCTCGGAGGGTGCTCCGCGCCACCGGGCCCCGCACGACCGCCCCCGGCGCCGCAGCGGAGGAGATCCGGCCCTCCGAGGGCGGCACCCCACCACCCGACACCCAAGGAGGCTTCATGGTCACCACCGCACTCGCCTGGCTGTGGGCGCTGACCACCGACCTCATCCGGCACCTGCGCGACCCGTGCCCGGCATGCCGTCAGCCCAGGACATACATCCCCCAGTGGGATGTGATCGTGCTGGCCGCGACCTGGTGGGCCTACCCCGGACCGTGGATGTGGCAGGTGCCGCAGCCGCAATGCGCGAACCCGTCCTGTACCGCGCACGCACCTGCAACGTGATGGCGTCAGCGGAGAGGGATCTCCGCCCCCTCCGAGGATGGCCAGCCCCCAGCCAGAAAGGAACCCCCGCCGTGGCCACGTTCGCCCACGAGTCCCGCTGTGATCTCGACTGGTGCCGGGCCTGGCACGGGCCATCCGACGGGCCCGGACACATCGCGCGGCTCGCCTTGTGGCGGCTCGGCAACGTCACGGTGGAGGTGTTCGCCGGCCAGGTGGATCTGCACCCGCCCGTCGTGCGCATCATCCGCCTGTACGACGACGGCAGGCAGCGCATCCGCGAGCTCGACCTTGAGCTCGCCGCCGAGCTGGCCGACATCCTCGATGTCCTGCCCGGCCGGACTGGTGAGCTCGCCGCAGCGCTCCGGACCGCCGCTGAGGCGCTCGGGACCTGAGCCCGGGGCGCTGCGGCGGCGGACCCAACACCCGTGCCCTCGCCACCGCGCCGCCAGGACATGCGAACGCCCCCGCCGACGGCTGGCGAATTCCAGGGGTTGTCGCAACACGGTGATCAACTACTGGTGGTGAGAAGCATAGCGAGACGCTCGGCTGGCAGCCGAGCGTCTTTCGCGATTTGAGCCTGAGATCTCTAGCCTTGGGCCGCAAGTGGAAGACGCAGTGAGGATTCGACAAGGAGATCCGACCCAGTGACTATCATCAACCCGGCCATTGAGCGGGCGGTTCAGCTTCAGCTCCAGCGGGATCCGCCGTTCACTGAGCAGGATCTGGCCGCAGTGGAAGGGGTGCCTGTGCTGTCGGCGACCGACATCAGCGACCTGGCCCGACTTACCGGGCTGCGCGTACTGCGCCTGATCGGTTACAGCGGTCGCGACCTGAAACCGCTGGCCGGCCTGCCGATCGCCGACCTGACGGTCGAGGTCAGTGCGGTTTCCGATCTGACGGTTGTCGCGGAGCTGCCCAAGCTCCAGAGGCTGACGGCGCGGAACAACGCGATCACGGAGATTGACGTCCTGACGGCGGGCGAGCGCCACTTCCGGGAACTGGATCTGACCGGCAATCCCCTGACCGATCATGCCTACCACCAGGTAGTGCCGGTACTGCGCGAGCGAGTGCCGCAGCTGAGGGTGTCTGAAGAGCGGGAGTGGCGGCTCACGCGGCGGCTCTATGCGGTCGGCCTGCCGTTCGACTACTACCGCGACGACGAGGGCCACTGGTTGTGCCGGCCCGGGCTGGAATACACCGCCTACCCGAGCGCCGACCATCTGAAGATCGAACCCGACGAACTCGAAGAGCTCCTCGACCGGGCCCCGTCCGAGATCCCGGGATTGTTCCCCGTCTACGACACGCCCTGAGCTGGTCTTGTGACTGCGCCACACGCGTGAGTTGTCGGAACACGGTGGGTCTAGGTGCTTGCGGCGAGCAGTCCGCCGGTTGATCCCGACGATCCGGCACGCTTCACGGCTGCTGAGACCTTGATCCATAAGGCGGAAGTATTCCTCCCGCTCTGCGGTCAGCTTCCGGCGGCCCTGCGGTGCCCGGTTCTTGCGTACTTCGAAGGCCATCGAACTCCCCAGGACGGGGTGTTGCAACGACCGCTAGAAAGGGAGGCTGGTCGGCGGGGGCGTAGTCGTTGTTCCTGCTATCGCGACAGGGACCGTACGGCCTGTGCGTACGTGGAGCCCTGCGGGAGGTCGAGCATCGCGCACTCGCTCCTCGGCAGGATGTCCGTCGTGTTCCAGAGCGCAGTCCAGTCGCCGCGCTTCAGGGACGTGGCCGCGCGGAATCCGGCCTCCTCGACCGCCTCGACGAAGCGCTCGCGAACGTGACCGGGCGCGTGCCCGTTGATCAGTGACATGGTGTGGATCTCCTCGGTTGCCCATGTGAGTGTTGATCCGCGCCATGCCGTGCCATGCCCATGCCAAGAGCCATGATGATAACTCCCACCTCCCTCCGGTGTCTCCCGATTCGTGGCCCCGCCACCCGGCGAGGGTGACGGGGCGTGTCTGCCATGGCAGACGTCAGCGCCTGCGGCGGTCGCGCTCCCGGTCGAGGTCGATCACGTCGGCGTCGGTGCCACCGATCGAGAACACGGCCATCGTCAGACGCGAGGTCGCGGTCCTGAGCGCGGCGAACTCCTCGGCGTCCAGGCGGCGGCCACCCGGAACGCCCTCGGCGGCGAACACGACCGCCCGCACGGCGGCCGCGATGGCGTGCGCCTCATGACGGGCCAAGATGACCTGCCCGGCCTGCTCAACGGCCTCGGCGCTCATCGCCGACCACCCTCGGCCGTGTGCTGTCCGGCAATGTCAGCCTTAACATCCTCGGACACCCGCCGGTCGGGCAGGCCCGCGCGGTCGAGCCGCGCCGCGCGGTGCTCGCGCAGCGACACGACGCCGAGCCGGGCGCGCATCTCGGCGAGGATCACCCGGCCCTTCTGCGCCCGCTCGTAGGCGGACTCCCGCTTCATGCCGAGGATCCGCCCGAGCTCGGCGAAGCTGTAGCCGCGCGGCTTGGCCTGATTGTGCGCGATGGCGACGTTGGCCATGTCGCGCAGGTGATCGCGCAAGCCCTCGACGTGCACGAGCCCGGCCGGGTCGTCGGCGAGCCGGACGCCGAGCGCGTCGACCATCCGGTGCAGCATCGCGACGTAGTCCTCGGTCTCTACGACGTGCGGAGCGCGCTTGCGGCGGGGGGAGGTAGCCATGATGCCGGTCACCGCCCGTCCGTCGTCTCAGCGTTAGGCGTGGCCTCACGGGCGGTGTTGTGAGGCTGAGCCTCACGCTCGACCGTCGATCCCGAGGCGGCCGGGGTGATGGACCGGCTCATGAGCAGGACCGCCGCAGCGTCGCTCAGGGCCACGGCGAGCGCCCGGCGTCCGCGGTCGTCGAGGTCCAGGAGGATGCGGCCGATCGAGGCGGCCAGCTCGGGCGCGAGCAAGACGAGTTCCGTCTCCTCCGCGTCGGTGGCGAAGATGTTTACCGTCTCCGCGCCGACATGGCCGCGCTGGACATGCTGGGACAGCTCGACTCGTACAGCGAGCCGGGCAGTGCCGAGCTCGGCGATGTCGCGGCTATGGGTGAGGTCGTCGGGCCGGGGGTGCACGGTGGTGCACCACGGCGGGCAGGTAGGGGATGATGTCGTCACGGTGCCGACCTCCAACGTAGGTCTGTGCCCAGGCCCCGCGCTCGGTGTGTCAGCACCGGCCGGGGCCGCTCTATGTGCGATGTAACCTTTTCTGTGGCCACATAATATCGAACCTTAGACGCCAGGCATAGGGTCCGGTTAATATTTTGTGGTGACAGAAAAGAAGCGAGGACGGCCCGCGACTGGCCAGAAGCCCAAGCATGGCTTCCGGGTCGCGGACGAGAAGTGGGAGGCCGCCCAGAAGAAGGCTGCCGCCGAGGGGCGAACGGTCTCCGACGTGCTGTCGGACTGCCTCGACAAGTACATCGGAGACGACGAGCCCGAGGACGACAAGGGCAAGTAG